TGAGTCGTGAGTTTTTTAAAAATCAGATAAAATAAGAAGTACACCATGAGTATCACTCGTGTATATGCATAATAAAATGAAGGGAATCTGCATTCGAATGGATGTAGCTTCCCTTTTTAAAATTGTTCTCTAATTTACTAATTAAAAGGCTATGACCAGATTATTTATCTTTTTATATATCACCGTTTTTTCTCTCTATGGATGTGGAGGTTCCTCTGGACTTGCTGAAGAAGTAGAGGAAGTAATTGAAGACAACACAGGAGGTGACGAAGATACTAATGAGGATAATCAGGAGGAGGAGAGAATCGAGGGTGTTCTTTACCCTGACGAATTAGTTCCCTTGCTTGGCAAAGGTTTCGATGTGGCCTGGTCTGAATTTTCCAAGTACATCAATAATCATGATGAGAAGAAAGTGATGGATATTGTTGAAGCTGGTTTTTCATCCGTGCGAATCCGTGTTAACAAACCGGCAGAGGAGGATTTGTTTTCTCATTTGGACGAGCATATCAACCAATGTCTGCAACATGGTTTGATTCCTATTTTGGCTTTTCATGGACATGATGCTGAAGAAGGAACCTCGGTGCCGAAGTTGTAATCGGCTGTCCGAGACGGTCCACCACATCGAGCCGGTGGTCCGCCGGCCAGACCTGTTCTGGGTGCAGTCAAACCTTTACCCCTGCTGCCGAGAGTGTCATCAACACCTTGATGCTGGTAGGATCAAACCGAAGCCCCCGCCCCCAAGCACCTGGGAAGGTGCAATGTGAGCCAGCACAGAAACTTCGGGTAACTCCTTTCCCCAAAGTTTCCGACAGCCCTCCCCTCACCGGGAGGGTTGTTGTTATGCTGATGAAAAGTCCAGTGCGAGCCTTTCCGAAGGTTGGACGGCTGCACTCCCAAATCCACTGGATAGGCCAGCCATAAGGCTCAGACCCCTGCGAACAGAACGCGGGGGTCGTTTTCATGTATGCTGCCGACGGGCTGCGATTGACCCCGAAGCATTACGGGTGGTTTGCCTCGAAAACTAAATCATCGCAGCCAGCCCAGGCGGGAGTATCCCAAGGGCTAGACCCCGCTTTTATCGGCGGGGTTTTCTATTCAACCCGCCAGTTCCCTATGCCTCGGGCTGACTTGAATCGAATGCGGGCTTCTTCCGCCGGATCGGAGAAGGGATCAGGAGGCCGCCCACGCCCGCGATCAGGGCTGTGACCACCTCAGGGGCGCCCAGAGCCTCAGCGATGCCCTGAGAGGCTCCCAGAGCGTCCTGGAGGCCCTGAGACTGCTGATCGGCAATCTGGTCCAGAGCGTCAGCCTCCGCCCGAGCCAGGGCCGCTGCCTTCCTCATCTCGGTCGTCGAGGCTGCCCCATCGCTGAGACTTCCGAATCCCTGAAGACTCGAACATCCGCTCAAGATCACCAACGCGGCGATCAAGAGACTCAACCGCACGAGAAACACGCCCAATTTGCTTTCCTGCATTGTGGATCTCCTTGCCAGCCCAAAGAATGGCACTGGCGATGATAAGTCCTGAAGCCTCAATCAATATCTGCATCATCTGCGTCCGCCTCGTCTTCGATCTCTCCGCACAATTCGTTGAACGCCTCTTCCGAGAGCGCGGCGCACGCCAGGCTGTTCCCGTACACCCCGAGAAACGTCTTCGAGTGGTTCCTTCGAGTAATCGAGTAGGCAATCACAACCGCATCTGCACCGCTCGACTCGATCACTGCCGCGACGAGATCCCTCATCGGTTTGCTCATATTTCTGTTCATCCCACATCCTTGAACTTCGATCTGTGGAATGCTTCGCCTCTCCCACACGGCATCGGTTCGTGATAGGGGTAGCCGTCGATCACGACTCCCGCAGAAAGCATCGGTTTCGATACGAGGTTTCGACCGTACTGCATACCAACGTGCTGAATATCCACGCCCGACCCGCAGTCCATCCCGAACACGCGGAGGCTCTTGGAACCGCCGCATGCCCAGTGAACGCCAGCCGCCGAGTGGACATGGCCGCACACGACGGAGTTCATGCTCTTTTTTGCAGCGTTCAGTGCGGGGGTCATGCCACCGAACCCCGTGCCGTGGATGTATTGAACCTTATCAATGAAGACATCCCGCACCCACTTCCACTTAGGGGTACCCCAAACATCCGCGAAATTGCGAATGAACCGGGGGGGGATCGACACCGAGGAACTCAGCCGATAGACCCGTTCGTCGTGGTTGCCAATGCAAACCGAGGCCGGGCTGAAAGCAGAATGCCATCTCTTGATTCGCTCGAAGCAGATGTCCGCCTCCCCTCCCGCCCCTAAGGCGTCGGGGTGCTTCTCGTGGAACGAAATGGCGTGCATGTCGAGGATGTCACCGATGAACACCGTGCGTTCGGTGTCCCACTTCTCAGCGAGGTGTTGGCAGAAAGCCAGATACCCAGGGTGGGTAGCCGGTTCGTGAACGTCGCCGATGACAAGTACGCGGGTCATACGCTCGTGATGTTCTTCCATGTCACGGTTGGGGCGGTGTATTGCAACGTGGCGTAGTCGAGTAGGAGTTCTCCCGCGTGGCTCTCGCCGTTGTTGTAGACGGTGAGTGACATAAAAGGCGAGCCGCTCCCGGTGGTCATGTCCGCCGTGTACACCTGCGTCCCATTGTAAAAACACTTGACCACCCATTTCGATGAGGCCGAAACGTACTCATAATGCAAGCCGAGACGGATGAAAGTGTCATCCGCTGCGGTCACCTGGGTATCGGTGAACGTCGGTGATCCATTCGTTCCCGCATTGTCGTATACGTACCCTCTAAGATAGGTTTCGTCGGCTTGCCCGGTGATTCCGACCTTTGCAGTGTCTCCGTACAGGGGTCCGCTTTCGGTAGTCGTCGGGGTCGCTGCGTTGTCGCTTCGCCACGCGCTCAGCCAGAATAACGTGTCCGTTCCTCCGACATTGATATCGTATTTCAGTCGAAACTCGACCATGCACTCATCACCGTCGCTCGGAGTATTGTCGAGGAATTGCGGCATCGTGAAAATTGATCGATTGAACGATCCCGTCCCGTTATTACCACGGATGAACCCACGGAGATCGTTACCGGTGTTCTCCATCGTGTCGGAGCGCGCCCACGAATACCAGTAGCCGCCAGATCCCGAAGTCGTACCGAAACGCGCGCCGGTGCCTGCGTTGTTGTCCTGAGCGTCTCCCATCGATCCACCAATGAACTCATCAAAGATCCGGATGTAGGTCGTTGACTCTGGATCCCACTTCCAATCGGTTGAGCCGCCTCCACCCGAGCCGCTCGCCGCTGCGGTTAGTCGCCCTTGAGCGTCCACCGTGATATCCGCAGCCGTGTACGCTCCTGGCGTCACGGTTGTGTCCGCGATCTTCGCAGCCGTTACTGCATCATCGGCAATCTTCGCGGTAGTCACACCATCGGCTGCAATCTTCGCAGTCGTGATTGCCCCATCAGCAATCTTCCCGTGTTGGATTGTGAGATCAGCAATCTTCCCGTTTGTGACCGCCCCGTCAGCGATCTTTGCAGTTGTGACTGCATCGTCAGCGATCTTCGCAGCGGTTACGCCAGCGTCATCGAGCGACACCACTGGCGTCGTGGTCCCGCTCGCCACCGAGATCGGAGTCGTTCCGGTCACACTCGTCACCGTGCCAGACCCGCCCCCGCCACCAGACAAAGGCGAGCAGTACGTCACATCGGTACTACTCAGCGTGACCCCGATGGTCTGCGAGCCATTGCTCTCGACCACCTGAATCGAAGCCTCGACCGGGGTATTCGAGTCCACCTGAAGGGTGGCGTCCCAGATCGAGTTATTGGTAGCGACCACCTGCGGGATGGAGAACGTGGCCGTGCCGCTGGAGGCGGTCTCCGACTCCGTGATGCTCAGACCGTCCACCTGAAAAGTGACCGTGGGCGTGCCGCCTGGGTCTGGCGTCAGCGTGACGTTCATCGTCGTTGTGCCGCTGTTCGACAACAAGATTCTGGTTGGATTGCAACTCACGTTTTACCCCCGAATGGAACTGCCTTGTTTAGTTTATCACGCCTTCCGGCACACCCGCAATCTTTCCCCGCCACCTTCTCAACCACCTTCTTGATGCCTGTTTTCTCGGCGACCTTCTCCACAAGATCCCCAAGGCCCCGCATGGGAGGGGGGGGTGTTGGCTTGTTCAGGCCCATCAGCAAGTCCCCGAATCTACTGGCGTGATGCTGTTGACCGTTACTACCGTCTTCAATTTGACGCCTGTCTCATCTTTTGCACTGGGGAACGCCCCAAGTTGTCCAGAAACACAAGGCGAGCAAGACGTGGGACCAGAACCCCAGGTTGCTTCGTAGTCGAATTCCCAGATGTGATCTACCCATGTATTGGCAAGGTTAAATTTGTACTTAGGGCAAATTCCATCACCGCTTGGGGGAGGTGGCGGAATGTAAAATAACGATGTACCTGGAGTCAACACATCACACTGATTATGTTCTGTGTTCTGGTCCATACAGATCACGTCTGGGTCATAAGGACCGACTGTTCCCGGAGAAGAGCCAGGGCCGATAGTGTAGAAGTCTGTACTGCTAAATATGGTTCCCGAACTGCTGTTTGTCCCGCCTATAAAAAGACCTTCGGCAACCCCCGCAAGAGTCCAATGCAAGTTGGTTTGGTTGTCTTGGAAAGAAGGAAGAGAAGTCTGCATTTGCGATTTCAAACTACTCCAAGTAGTTGGTAATGCACTATCTACGGCAGCCACGGCTTGCTCTGCGCCTAATTCTGGGTCGCAAGTGTTAACACTTCCTCCCTCGTACGCTTTGCGGGCTGAGGGGTAAAACTCGAACGTGGTACTCGGTGCGGGGTAGGTTTGATTGATGTCCTGAGACCCTACGGTGCAGTCTGGAGTTGTGCCGGACAATCGGTTAACCAACTCATGAAACGCATACGAATTGTTCCCTCCGTTTAACATCGAGACATCAACCACCGGAAGTGCTACTTGTAGATCAATCAAACACCTATCGTCGCACCCTGCGGTTTTTATACCAGTGCAACAGTTCGCGCTTCCACCGTGATTCTCTGGAAGGTTCCTAAGTTTTATGACGCTGAGTATGTCGTTGGGTGGGATAGTTCCAGACGGGTGATTGTAAGAAAAATCAGCGTTAACCAACAACTTGTTTTGCCTGGCAAAAGAAGACCCGTAACAGTTACCTGACCCACAAGGGAAAGCATTCACTGTCTTTGTTTCTGAAGTCCAAGTGCCTCTGACTTTCGGCCCTTTGCCTAAAAGCGTTGGGTTGTCTAACCATTCTGGATCACAATCAGGACTTTGTACCCAAGATCCTAAGTTGTAAAGGCTTGTGTACGTTCCAGATGGTGGCGTCATGTACACCTTGAAACGACACTCGTATTGAATGACTACTTCAAGAGGACTATCGTGTTTAGCGATCATTCCGTCTCTTGGACTGCAAGTAACAATATCAGGGCAACAGTTTTCAATCTCTATGTCTGTAGTGCGGTCCAGTTTGATTTCATGATGCACCGTAATATCAAATGCAACTAGGTCTTCGTCGCAAGTCCAATCGTCGCCAGTGCAGCAGACTGGCGGGCAACATTTGCGAATCATCCCGCTCATTCTGGGCAAGTTCCATTGAACTGGGTGGGCCATGTGAACAAGGCTATCGTCTCAAATCCGTTGACATCTGTGCTTCCGCCAGGAGCCATCCACACCATGACTACTGCGCCTAACGGTACGGGTTCAAGTGCAAAACCTTCCGGTAGACTGGGTATAGATATACCCATTGCAAACAGGTTTGTATTTCCCATCTCAAACGTATTGATGGCTTTCATTTCTTGATTGCTGTATACATCCCCAGTGACATCAGATGTGATGTAGTTTGTCAGATCCCAGACCAATGGGGCGACAACGTACTTCCACATGTTTTGGCCTAGTGTTTCTGGCGGATCGTCACCGATGACTGCGGTGATCTCTGTTGAAGATATCACCTTGCAAGGAACAGGCCCAACGAACTTTCCTCGTGAGAATGGGATCATGGTGTAGGGATTGTTGCCGCCGATGTGAAGAAGTCCCAAACGTCTTCGGGGAAGTCGGTTGTTGACCAACTAAACCCCTCGACGATCGGAGTGACCCAGAGAACGTATTTCGCGTGCCATGTGACCAGATTGGGCGGAACGGGCAGCGGGTCGTCCGTGCAAGCCGGGGCTAGTTCTGGAACAACGCCAGCCGTTGACCAGGGCATCTGATCGAAGTGATACCACTCATCGTCTACCAGCGTGATGTTGACTCGCCTGAATTCCATGTCCAACGGTGTGACATCGACATTGGTGACAATAAGTCTTCCCGCGTCGTATCCGAAAAGGGCGGTGCTGTTCCTTTTGTTGAGATGCTGGCTCGGGTTCTTACCCCACGCGGTCCACATCGCTCCGGTTGTTCGGGTGGTCGAGTTGTAATTGATGTAATACGGTTCGCGGATCACGAACGAAAGCGTGATGGCCGTTTGCTCTACCGGCATCGTCAGGGGTTCGCCGTTGATGTCGATCTTGTCCCCTTCGATATCGTCCGCCCCGCAGGTGATCCAGGTGTTATTAAATCTTCCGGCGGTTCCGTTCCAAGTCATTTCCGGAAGCATCAACTCGCCAACGTCAGCACCTGCTACGTCATAAGGAACCATCTTCCCGATTCGATAAGCCCGAACAGAACGGGCCTGAGAAGTAATCGAGACGGCGGAGTGGTTTCGGCCTGGGTAGTCTTCGGCTTGATTGATGTTCCGAACCACCAGCGAAAGCACAATCGACACCCGCCAGATGTTGTTCGAGCCGCCATCTATTGCGCCTCGATAAGACTGCACGACGTAAGGGATAAGCGTCCCCTCCGCTGCGGTCTGGTCTGCGGGCCTTCCCAACTCGAAACGATCGTAAGCCCCAACACCGTCAGGTGGCATCCCTATGGGCCTGCCAACTGTAAACGCCCAACCGATCGTTTCCAGATCGTCGATAACCAGTTGCAGGCTTGCCGGAGTCGATGCCCCGCAATAGTCCACCGCCAACTCGATGGTTCTTGAGGACGGCTGGAACATACCGCCGTAGTCGAGGTTATTGGAATTCTTGGTAACGACAACCGTGGGCATCAATAACCTCCAAAGTTTTGCGTTGCTCTAATCCCCGCGCGTATGTAAGGCCCGATCGGGAACAAGACTGCTTCTAAAGTTCCGGCCAAACCCCGACCGCCGTACATTTGCGAGGCTACTTCTCCGAATTCAGAACCAGCCACCATCGCGGCTCTCGAAGCATCGTTAAGAAACTCAACCTGCCCGGTTCTGATCGCACTTCGCTGAACAGCCTCTTCCGTCCGTGCAAGAGCCGCACGAGACTTTGAATACGATGGGTCTTGCGCCGCTTTTACTTGCCCAAGCAATTTCGCTATTTCTGCCTCAATTATTTTCGAGCCTTCTGGGCCAAGAAGTCTGAACTGGTCAATCCCTTTTCGGGTTTCTTGTGCGATTGAAACCGCCTTGCCAAACAACATAGAAACCGCACTAATCGAAACGCCAAGAATCCCAAGCGATATCGCCATTGATCGTTTCGCTTCCATCTGGGTCAGTTTCCCTCTTTCTTCCCGATAGGTCCGACCCGAACTAGCCGCTTGAATTCTTGATTGGGTCATCATTTCCAGGTTGCCCGATCGTGCGCCGACCGTTGCTCCCCGTGCAGCCATAGCGGCGTTTTCCATCGCGTCGGCAACGACTTTCTTCTGCTCTTTGATGGCTGAAGAACTGAAATCAAGCAGTTTTGTCTTTGCGGCCTTCAGGGACTTGGTAAGCCCCTTCGTGTTTCCGCCGATGTTGACAAAGAGGTTGCCTACGTTTGCCATCTGAATGCCGCCTTTACCGCTCCCGCGATTTCTTCGGTAGTTTGCTCGCCTGCTTCCCGGCGAAAATACTCAGCCCAGTCTAGTAGTTCCCTCGAACTCATACCTTCCCGAACCTGCCGAGCCATCACGCCAATCTGAGATGCGACCCGATGGATCAGCATGTCGATCGGCTCTAGCCTTTTCCCTCGGTGTCCCACCCGTTCAGTGTTGCAATGAGTCCGAAAATCTCAGTGACAACCTGAGCAGGCCACTGTGCCACTTCGGCTTGGGTCTTGTCTGGCACAAGCGAAGCCGCAACCGCTGCGGACATTGCTTCGTCCATGTTTACCAAGACATCAGCCTCCAGTTCCCTGATGGTGATCTCCTGGCCCCTGACCATGTGCGTTTCTCTTTTGGGTTCAAACATCAGTGTCGCACCCGGAAGGTGACTTCGCCTTCCATGATCCCATCAAGTTCGGTCGAGAAGTTCCAAGACACCGCGTCAACTAATGCGGTGTAGGTTTGACTGTCTGTTTTTAGATACGTTCTATCAGTAGAACAAGCATCCGACGTGTTCATCTTAATTGTTAACGCGCCACTTGCGCAGATGACCAACGCTTCCCGAAGGTCTACCCCTTGGTCAGTGAGGACTGGAGGAGTAGCACCATCATCGCCCACTTCATACTTAACCGAAAGGGTCATCTCTTCGGGACTGGCAAGTCCCGCAAGTACCTGGCGTCTAGACGACGCCGCAGTTGTGATGTCAATCTCTGGACGGTCGCCGCCACTGTGACTAAACCCGGTGATTGCAAACGTCACTGTTTTTTCGACTGGTGTGGCCGCTGCATTTGTGAAGACGTAAATGCCGACAAGTTTGTTGCCTAGTAGGAAACTCATGTTGAGAAAAACTCCAAAGAAGTCGTGTGGATGTAAATGCCCTGACGTTCCCCGTCATAGGCCGGTTCGTAGTCGCGTCCCACCGAGGTCACACGCATCGGACACGCTTCTGCTCTTGCTGCTACGACGATCAACTGTCCAATCGTCTCCGCTTCCTCAAGGGTTCGAGAAAGCACCATTGCGTTGTACCGCACCAGCCTGGGGCTGGTAACGGAGGGGATCGGGTTCAAGAAATCGTCACCCTCGAACGTGTAGATCACGGCGGGAAATCCTGCCGCGTGATTACGAACGAACGGAGAAACCGGGGCCTGTTGTGACGCCGGATCTCCGGTGGTAACAGACGCAACCAGGAAATCGTGTGCCGTGCTTGGGATGCTCATACTTGAGTCTTCTTTCGGAAATCAATGAGTCCCATCTTTGTCCCATGCGTGGCGTTTTCTACCGCAAGTTCAATCCCCTTTTCAAGCACCCGAAGAGCCTTGATCCGGTTGTTTCTAAAGGCCGTTCGCCTGATTTCGTGGGCGAAGTTCTTATGACCGGTTCGGAAATGCCTTGCGCCGTCTTCGATCAGGTGGGACAACGTGGACGGATTCCCTCTGCCGTCTGCCGTTCGTTTTATCATCGAACGAAACCAGAAATCCGTTTTTCGTTGCTTCTTAGAGTCAAACCGAAGGCTGCTTTTCTTCGATGCCCAATTTCGCCACCGGGGCCGAGCAATGTAAATCTTCCGAGTTACACGGGTCAACATGTTGCCGTAGATGTGCGTATCGCTACTTCCCTTTCCGCGACTTCCTCGCGTATATTCGCGGGCGTAGCCTTTTCGGGAGGCATCGTCGATAACTTCGGCGGAACGCTTGGCCGCAAGTTTTGCGTACTTCTTGCTCAAGCCGCCGGTGTCAATCAGGGCTTGCAAGTCACGCTGAAGTTTTGCGTCATCTATGGATGTGAAAATCATAGATCCACCTCGAAAGCGTAGATCACCAGTTCGTGGTTGACTTCGCGGACATCCTCGATCCGCTCGATTGCCATCTCCCGACCCTTGTAGGTCAGACGGCATCCGTAGTTGATGCCCGAGTCGTACCGCATCTTTATCTGGAAGAACCGGCGCCCTTCCATCTGCTGCATACCCTGGTCATCAAGTTTTCCCTTGATGCTTCGCACTTCACCCCACCGAGTGATGACGGTATCCGTGCCGCCAATGTAGTCAGCCTGCCCCAATGTTCCAGAGGCAGGCGTGCTGCAAGTCACCGTGATTCGATGTCGTGCGCGACCACTATTCACATCAAGCCATCCCGGAAGTTCTCAAGCAGCGATCGGTAGCCGGTCGGCAACTTGCTGAGGTTGATGTTCTGCTCCACATGGGAGCGGTTTTCGTAGAACGACGCAGCCAGTCCAAAGATGCAGAGTTTCAAGTCAGGGTGGATCTCCGGCGTCGTGACCGTGTAGACCCATCGAACCAAGACGTTGACTTCTAGGCTCGACTGTGGGCGGATGAACGCATACCACCACCCGATTGCCGGGTAGAGGAAGAACCGCGAAGTGATGTCCGTGGTTGCGTCGGTATTCGGATTGATCTGCGTAAGCGTGCCGATACTGTCGGGGTTAGCGATTTCGGCGCGGAAGTGCGGGCGGTAGTACCCGCATTCCTGGGTGATGGTGGCAGACCGGGTTAGGCGGCCAGTCCATCGTTCGACTGCGGAGACAGCCGTGTCCAGACTTCTTTGAGCAGCGGGATCATCGTCTGTGATTTCCAGACGGATGTGATCCTTGAACTCAGAGAGTTGGAACGGATGCGCCGAGACGTTTGTGAGCGAGTGCGACATGCAAACCCCCAACTCCCCCGCCCCGAAGGGCGGGAGAGCGGAAGAGAAAGATATGGATCAGGCGACCCAGTGGATCTGACCGGCAGCGTAGGGACGCAGCCATCGACCGTCGGAACGCATACGGGTGAGGTAGCGAACTTCGCCTGCTGCACTGTCCGTGTACGGATCGACCAACTGGCCGAATCCAACACGGTCGAAGATGCCATAATCTTCGGTGTGCATGAGGACGGCAGCAACATTTCCGGCGGTCTTGCTGGGAAGGTTGTTACTGACCGAAACCGGAAGACCAAGGATGGTTCCGACGTAGTTCGACTCGCCCATCGTCGAAGTGAGGAGGGGTTGGTACAGAGGACGGCTCTGACCGTCAACCATGTTGGCGATGGTTGCGAACGTCTCCTGGCCCATAATCCACTTCAGACCGCCCCAGTACTGCGCGGGGATCTTGTCGTAACGAAGGGAG